AGGACGTTATTCCCACTGTGGCCGGTGAGCACATTGGCAAGGCCGTTGCCGTTCCCATAGATAGACGCAGTACCCGTTAAGATAAGGTTCTCCTGATAATCGCCCAAGGTGCGGTTGATGCTGGAGATAATAGTGTCAATGCCGCCGTTGGCAGAGGTTTCGATAACCTTGTCGCTAAACCAGTCAACATAGTAGGTGTCATTCCCTAGCCCTCCAATCATAGTGTCTGAGCCAGCACCACCGTTGAGTACGTTGTTTCCGTCGTTACCTGTCAAGGTATTATCTAGACTGTTGCCATTGCCATAGATCGACGCAGTACCTGTAAGTATGAGATTTTCCTGAAAATCACCCAGGGTTCGGCTGATGCTAGAAATTACCGTGTCAACGCCGCCGTTTGCAGAGGTTTCGACAACTTTATCGCTGAACCAGTCGACATAGTATGTATCATTTCCCATCCCGCCAATCATGGTATCTGAACCAGATCCGCCGTCTAGCACATCATCTCCGTTGCCTCCATCTAACAAGTCGTCGCCTGCCATTCCTTTGATGATGTCTCTGCCGTTGCCGCCAACTACCCAGTCAGCGAAGTGGCCTCCTACGAATGAATCGTCCCCAGATGTCAGAACAGACTTGCTAGACACCATCAGAACGGTGGTGTTTATGCCAAGGTCAGCTAATTCACTCGGAGAATATGACCGGGCGTTACCCTGAAAGTCTTGAATTACAATGCTGGTGATCTTGTATATTCCAGATGGGTTGCTGCCAGCAATGCCCCACGTCTGAACTGATGAGCCGTCAGCCCAAGAATCACCTACTCCTGAGTTCAGAAGAAAATTGTATTTCTCGATTGGAATTCCATCAATCGAGTATGAATACGAAATGGTTTTATCAAATATAACCTGTATATGCTTGATGCCAGATCTGTCATCTGAGGCGGTTCCCGCAATAGTGAGTGTGCCCATTCCTGACGAAAGGTCGACTACAGTTGGGATTGTCAGTGACTTCAGTTGCGGTGATGTGCTGTCTGTAACTGAGTTTATAAAGTTGATGCTCGTGTTCACGCCGATTTTAGCTAGTTCGCTAGCAGAGTATGATTTAGTGTTGCCTTGAAAGTCTTTAATTATGACTTCAGTAATATTGTATGGTCCAGGTGGGTTGGTGCCAGCAACAGCCCATGTTTGAGATGATGAACCATCCGCCCATGAATCGCTAATCCCAGAGTTGAGAAGGAAATTGTATTTTTCAGTGGGGTTTCCATTAAGTGAATAAGAGTATACAAGATCCTTGTCAAATATAATTTGAACATGCTTAATTCCGGAGTAGTTATCCGAAGCAGTTCCGGATATCGTTAACTCGCCAGCTCCTAAGGAAAGGTCAATCTCAGTGGGGATTGTCAGCGATTCTAGTTGCGGCGCGGTCGTGTCCTCGGTTGAGTTGATAAAATTGATGCTGGTGTTTATTCCCATCTTGGAGAGCTCGCTAGCTGAGTAAGTGCTAGTGTTGCCCTGAAAGTCCGAGACCAAGACCTCAGTAACGTTGTACCTGCCGGATGGGTTCGTGTCAGCGATGCCCCATGTCGCAGATGAGTATCCATCTGACCAAGAGTCGCTGATTCCTGAGTTCTGAAGAAAGTTGTACTGTTCAGTAGGCTTTCCGTTCAGCGAGTATGAGTATGTTAGCGTTCTATCAAAACGAATCTGAACGTTCTTGACGCCGGAGCTATCGTCAGAAACCATCCCGGCTATAGTTAATTTAGCCATGCCTGAGTAAAGGTCTATTACGGTGGGGATTTCTAGCGATGACAGTTTTGGTGCGGTGGTGTCGACTACAGAACTCATTTATATTCATCCATGGCTTTGGTGAGATTTACTGCTCTGGAATGTCGTGATGGTGCGCTTGAAAGCCTGAGAAAAACTTTTGTACTAATAGCTAAGCATCCGTTCAAACTCTGCACCCAAAAGAAGCATTTCCATTTTGAGTGTGTCGAGTGATGGCATAATCATAGCGCGCCTGAGTCAGCGCTTGCTACTCTGCCTTGCAACTCTGCCTCATGCCCGCGCTGGCGAAGCCTTTGCCTGGCTTTCTAGGTGGTGTGCAGTGGTTGGTGCGCCCTGTACGTTCGCCGACACATGATGGCGACTTCATCCGCTCAGCGTAGGACGGTGAAGCGCCAGAGCGCAGACTTCCACACCGGCAACCGTCACAGTGAGCCACTCAGGCGCTTGGCCATGCAGGCCAAGAGGTGCGACGCCAAGCTTGATGGTCAGCTCAGCGCTGCGTGATGGTGAGGCTAATCGCATAGTCCAGCTCGGTATGAGCATCAATGGGATCTAGGAAATTAAAGGGTGCAGTAGGCGTAGCCCTGGTGGTGCAGGTCGGAGTGATGGCTGGTAGACCTAGCCTGCATCCCCGGGCAAAAAGGCGTGGTAGACTGCGGTCCATTTTGTCTTCACGTAAGTATGGATGCCACGGAACCTATGCAGGAAAATAAATTGCGTGCAGTCCTCGAGGTCTGTAAAAGCAGCTTCATTTCAATTGGACTATTTAGCGCGTTCGTGAATGTCCTCGCGCTAACGCCGATTTTCTACATGATCCAAATAACCGGTCGTGTAGTAACTTCGAGTAGCGCTTCAACACTAGTGATGCTCACGCTAATTCTCACCGTGCTCTTATTTACAATGAGCTCGCTGGAACTGGTACGATCGTTGATCCTAGTGAGGATTGGCAATCGAATGGATGCCCTGCTCAGTAGAGACTCATATCGGGCCAGCTTCAAGCATGCATTAACTAGTGGTGGCGCAAACTCTACAGCCCAGTCATTAAATGACTTAGGTGCACTTAGGCAGTTGTTTGGCGGGACGAGCATATTCACTTTCTTTGATGCGCCATGGTTCCCAATCTATACCGCAGTTATGTTCCTTTTCCATCCTTGGTTTGGCTGGCTGACCGTAGGGTCAGGCTTGGTTCTGTCAATTTTGGCCTACCTGAACCATCGTCACACAAGTAATCACCTGGCCGAGGCCAACAAAGAGAACGTAACCTCTAACCTCGCAACGGTTAAAGTGCTGCGTAACGCCGAAGTTATCGAGTCAATGGGCATGCTTGAAACCCTGATGAGTCGGTGGGTTAAGAGCAAACGAAAGATGCTGGCATTGCAGTCAAAGGCCAGTGACAAAGGTGGCGTGGTTAGCACAATTGCAAAGACCTATAGAATCTGGTCTCAGTCTATCATGCTCGCCATGGGCGCTTACTTGGTAATCACCCAGCAGCTGGATGCTAGCTATCTTATGGCTGGATCGCTGCTGCTAGGCAAGGCTCTTTCGCCAATAGACCAGATAATTAACAACTGGAAAACTATTGTCGTTGCCAAGGTCCAATATGACCGTCTGAACAAGGCCCTTGAAGAGCTCAGTGCCGAACCTGAGCGTATGATGCTGCCCCCGCCGAAAGGTCAGATCCAGGTCGAGAATTTGATGGTTGCTCCCCCTGGAGCTAAGGCCCCAGTTCTCCGAAATATCAATTTCACTGTGCCGGCCGGCTCAATCGTTGGCATCGTCGGCCCAAGCGCAGCAGGAAAATCTACGCTGGCGCGCGCTCTGATGGGAATATGGCCCCGCCAGCACGGCGTGGTACGCCTCGACGGCGCAGACATCAGCACCTGGGACAAGCAAGAGCTTGGGCCTTATGTCGGCTATTTGCCGCAAGATATCGAGCTATTCGAGGGATCAATCAGCGACAACATTGCCCGTTTCGAGCTGGCTGACCCGGAAAAAGTCATGCAGGCGGCGCAGCTCGCTGGCGTGCATGAGATGATCCTGATGCTTCCCGATGGATATGACACCGTAATCGGCAGCGATGGGGTTAACCTCTCTGGCGGTCAACGCCAGCGCATCGGGCTTGCCCGGGCAGTCTATGGGGCTCCGCGTCTTATTGTGCTCGACGAACCTAACTCCAACCTCGATGAAGTAGGTGAGCGGGCGCTGGGCGTTGCCTTGCAGAAACTGAAGGAGTCCGGTTCAACGGTCTTCATTGTTTCTCACCGGCCAAACATCCTGAGCCACTTGGATCGGATCATTGTGATGTCGGGCGGAACTGTTTCCCTCTATGGGGAGCGTGACAAAGTCCTTGCCCATCTAGCCCAGCAGCAGGCCGCGACACAGAAGCGTGCTGCCCAGCCGTCTGCCACAGTTGTGCCCATCGCTCCAGATACTGCATCTGCATCAGGCTGACAGCACTGGGCTGGTGTATAAAAAACGAAGCCCTGGATGCTGGTGTCCAGGGCTTCTAGCTAGCTTGGTCCCTATGAATGGCAAGCTAGCGTGGCCAAATGGTATCAGCGAGAGGCTATAGAGTCATCAGCCTTTCCCGTTCTGCCTGCCACCAATCCGCCCTATAATCTGCTGTTCAACTGGGCAGGGCATCGCATTTTGGACAAGCGCACCTTTATCGGAATGGTCGAGGCCGGCGAGCCGCTGATTCAGCAGGGTGTCGACGCCATGCGGGAGTATCACCAGGCCCAGGATCGCGGCGCGCCGGCGGAGGAGGTCGAGCGCCTGCGACTGCTCGCCGAGTCGTTGTTCCAGGCGGTATCCGACTACCAGCTTCGTGCTGTTGCCAAGGCTTGAGGCAAGGAGCTGCCGCCTCTTCACTGATCCGCTGATCGGCAATTGCCCACGATCAGGTCCGCCTATACGATACTGTTTTTTTATACAGTATCGGTGCCCCTATGTATTTCCTTCTCGTTCGACGCCGCGAGCATGGTGCAGCCATACCCTCTGACCATCTCCGCAAAATTGAGCCCCTCCGCGCAGATGTGCACATCGGTGACCACCACAGTGAGCCGCTGGGCCGGGTATCGACACAGGCCTGGGTGTTTAACCCCACGCCAGGGCCTGATGTGATCCCCCGGCTGCATGACGCGAAGGTCAATGGCATGGCCCAGCTAGGCATCAACATAAACGGGGTGGAAGAGGTCGACGGCGTGCTGTATGCGCAGTCCTGGTGGTGCAGGGCAGAATGATGGCCGGGATACCGCAGGCTTGGCTGGATGAGCTCAATGACCACACCGCCCTGGTAAATGATCCAGATGGCCGAGCACTGGTGCTTTCGGAGATGGCATTTGCTGCGTGCCGTCGGCGTGAGGTCGACTCGGATCAGCTTTCAGAGATGCTTGAATTTGCAGAAGCCGCCAGGTACTGGGCGCTCAACGAACATGAGGAGGCGTGGCACCTTGGCCTGTTTCACTTCCGGTCAGCGGATGAATGGGAGAGGGACGAGCCAGGACGGATCGTCGTAGGCAGAACGCCTGGTTGGGGATGCTGAGGCTGTCTAAAACTACTCGAAGCCTTACCGGTTTTATAGGGCGAAAGTCGCTGAAACCGGCTGAACCGTATTAGACAAGCTTGGCGCACAGGCCGCTTGGGGCGCGGCCTGAGGTTCGAATCTAACGCTACTGCTGCAGTACTGGAGTGCGCCCGAAGCGAGAGGCAGCGGGCGCTACATCCCTATGCGTTGTAGCGAGTCCAGGTCAGAATGAGAAACACACCGATGAAGATAATCGAGCCGATGACCCAAACGATCCCGCGCTTGTGACGGGGGGTGATAAACCAGACGACGTACCAGACCAGCGTCAGAATGGCGAGGATAACGATACTGCTCATGCTTACTCCTTGTTCGAGAGGCTGCACAACTGCTGCGCAACTCATCTCAAAACCAGAATCGACACGTTCTCCACAAAACTTTACTGGTATTTCAAAAAAATCTGCAAAACGCGGAAAAATCTGGTGATAAGGAGCCGAAAATTGGTTTCAAAACTAAAACGGCGACCCTTGTAGAATGCGGGTTACAGGCCGGCAAATCCCGCTTCGTTTTGGAACTGATATTTGCCTCCAGCAGGCATGAGGCGGAGATTGTTATATCGGTTTGCAAATCCGTCTACTGGAACGCTGGGTGGAGTGCTTCTGCGTGTTGCTGGGAAGTGGCGGGCGATACCAATTCTGATACCACTAATGTCGAATCGAGGGGTGTTGGAGGGGTGTTTGGGCTAATGAAATCAACCCCTTGCCACCGCCAAACACCACTAAAAAACCGCATGGTGATGTTAGCGGTGGAGATCAAAGGGCTTACCTATCAGTAACTTACGACGCTGGGCTTTCAGCTGATACCGATTTGATACCAATCTTGAGTTTTTCCAGCTCGCTCCAATCGGAGCTTGAGTTAAGCCAACGGGCATACGTCGACAGCAGCATCTGCACGCTGTGACCCAGCTGTTGGGCGATAAATGCGGGGTTGAGACCGGACATTAAGCATATTGTCGCATAGGTGTGGCGGCAGTTGTATGGGGGGCGACGTCTGATCCCCAATTCATTCAGCACCGGCACCCACTGCTTATGCAGATCGGAGGTCTGTTTCACGTACTCGGCGTTCTTTGACGGCGGGAACAGGAACGGCGTTTCGGTCACCGCTCCCTTGCCATCCCTGCGGCGATCCGCGTACTGCCTGGCGAACTGGATTGCCCGCAACGCCCGATCGTTCAGCAGCACGAAACGATCCCGCCCGGTTTTCGTCCTTTCCTCAACCTCGCCCAAGGCGACGGTCCGTTTGACGTGTACTGTTCTCCTCTCCATGTCTATCACATCCCAACGCACGGCCAAGGCCTCCGACAGGCGGAGGCCGGTGAAGAACATGAATTCAAACAGAGCGGCGTAGATGAGGCTCGGCCAGTGCTTGTGCTGGTACAGCTTGTCGAGGATGGTGTTGGCTTCTGCCAGGGTGAAAGGATCGATCTCTTTCTTCGAGCGCTTCGGCAGGTCAATCAGCTCGGCGGGATTCTTCGCAAGCAGGCCTTCCCGGGTGGCTGCACTAAGGATGGTGGACAGCCTGGTGATCGCATTGCGCTTCACGTTTGGGGAGGTCCATTCGGTTTCGGCGATGACGCGACGCAAAAGATTGGTCGTTATCAGGTCGACACGGACCATGGCCAGCCGCGGTACCCAGTAGAGGTTCAGGGCGCTCTTGTAGTTGTTGTGCGTGCCCTGGGTGATTTCCCGGCCGTCGAGCCAGAGCTGGGCATACTCGCCGAACGTCGGCTTACCGCCCACTGCAGCCTGTGAGCTGGGGAACAGCTCTGCGTACTTGTCCTGGTCAAGGAGGCCGAGCTTGTTGAGGCTAGTTACCTGATCGCGAAGGTTGGATGCAGCCTTGATCCCTTTTTGTGTCGGGGGATAGGGGAGCGTTTCGCATCGACGGATACCGTCCCATGTGAAACGAATGCGGAGGGAGTTGCGGAAGATTTCGACCCCACGGGGTAAACCCATTGGCTTTCCAGCCATTCGTCATACCTCTTTTTGCTGTAGATGATCCGGCCG